CACTGATGTAATCCCGAGTTTCAGGATTAAAGTCAAAAGATATTCTTCCAGAATGAAACTCAGTCTTGACGAACTTGAAACGGAACACTATAGAACCTCGCCAATTAGCGAACATAGTACCTAAATACTGAGCTGGCGTAAGATTAAGGAAGTCCGATCCACCATGAGTAGTGGTTATAGCCCCAACAGGCCACAACCCTACTGGATAGATAGCTAACCTAGTATCTTCGGCAGCACCAGTAACCCATTGAAACTGATCCTGGTAAGAGAAAATGGAAGCCATATAGGCGACATCCATTTCGTCTTCAGCGACCGGTCCCTCAGGTTTGGCAACTACGGAAGCATTAACATCTAAGGACAAAGGTAAACTCATGTCAACCTTGTTAACATTAGTAGCATACTGAGCATTGGTAATTTTAAACCTATGTTGAGGTTCAAGATTAGCAGGTGCACTCCATCCAAATACAGAAGCAACATTAGCGGTAATGTCAGCAGCCCATTTAACAGGAGCCGTAAATTGACTAATGAAAGGTACAGCATTCAAATAAGAGGAAGCTTTAGATACCTTCATCGCCATCGACTCAATAGGGCCGACACCGGCACTCTTTGCCTCTCTCTCAGATGGATTTGCTCCTCTCATAGTATTCTTAGACTTAACCATTGCTCTACCAGATTGTAATTCTACTGGCAAAGCTTGTCCTACAAGTTCAACATCCTCATAATGTGCCCACAAAGTGAATTTAGCATTAGGAGATCCTGTTCCGGTAGTCAATGGTGCATAGGGGAATATTTTAACATAATATTCAACATCCCTAAAAGCATCAGGCATCAACTGTAGCGAATAAAAGTCGTAAACCATAGTGTAGGGAAGTCTTAGTTCACAAGCAGTTTGAGTAGCAATATCAATTTCTGCATGTGGCAATTGACTCCTCTGCACTAGAGTATGAGCGTGACAATTGAAATAATCAACAGCTTTGTTTTCACTAGTAAAACCTCCAAGAGGAACAGCGCAAAGCATATACCTCCCTTGTTGAAAACGTTCACCATTAACTTGTAATCGCAAGACCAATGTACCTCTAAACCCCAAGAAACCCTGAACTTTCCTGTGGTAAATCGTATTACTCAGGAAATCATAAGGGAAAAGATTCGTTGTGAAGGTAGTAGCAGTATCCCCGAGAGAAAACTGACCCACCTTTATTTCGAAGGGTTTTGAGAGATATCTGATAATAGAATCAGATTCTACACTGGAAGAATGAGAAAAGTAATTATCAAATTGACTAACCGAAGTAACATTGGAAGCTACAGCTACAGTGTTATCCTCGATATATTGCGTAGTGGAAACATTTCTAGTTTCACCTTCAACTACTTCCACTGGTAGTGTGACGGTGGTTTTATTATCATTTTTATTTTCAGCAGGTCATTATCTCTTCTCTGTGATAGACCTAACAAACAGAGCGTAGGAGTTTATCCTGGATTTTGAATGGGCTGCATTCGACGCATCCTGGTAGTAATGCTAAATAGCACACGTCATACATATACAAAGCCTCAATTAATGTTTTGCTTAGACTCCTATTTATATACAATAATTGGGTATCCAGGGTATATGGTTTGCACATAGTGCATACACCTTTAAGGCAAGTGTGGCCCTGTGACTTTAATAGTCACAAACAAAAACAGGTGAATGAAGGACCTGGTCTCTCCAATAACTCTGATTGAGGTTATGGAAATCTGGTCTCTCCATCAAAATATCTCCAAGTTGTCTAAGAGAGCTATACATTATGTTTATATACTTATTCCAAATTTCAGGAGAGTGGAGTGACAATTCTCTATAAAAGAAATTTACACAATCCACAAATACTTTATTATACAACGGACCTTTCTTAGACCAGTAGGGCGTCGACATTAGAGTCTCTAAGGATAGAGCTCCCATGTATTTACCTTGAGGAGCACACCACACAAAAGTTCTTTTTAAGAAGGAAACTGACGATATATCACGCCAGCCCCCCAATTCTCCCTTAGTGTCAGATGTCATTTGAAAACCTAATTCGGCGACTTTTTCTGCTATACGGACAGGAGTAAACACCTCCAATATGCCCTTTCGGGCAGAATAAGTATTATCGTCTCCCAATACAACTAAAACAACATCCTTATTAAAGGACGCAGATCTCAGCAGCTTAGGAACCAATGAGAAATAAGAATACCTGAGTAACAACATATTGGTTAAACAATTCACTATTAGAGTTAAATATGAACCAGAAGGCAAAGATCCCTCCATTTCATAAATATCTCCTAAAAACGTGATCTTGGCATTAATAACCTCAAGGAAAATAGTGTGTCTGGCTTCAGAATGTTTTGTAAGACCCTGAAGTTCGTACCAATTTTGAATTACTTCTAAAGCTTTAAGCATAACAACAGGATTGTTCGATGCATCAAATGCACTATAATCTGCTGAATCAACCTTAGCTTCAGACCTGTTTTCATAAAGAGACGTTAACTTCAAATAAAGTGAGTGCCACGCCTCATATGGATTAAGAGTTGAAGCATTCTCTTTATCTAGACAATTGGTGAAGAAATATTCCACGAACTGTCCGAAAAGCATTTTAGTGACTATAAACAGTACAAATGGCGTCCCGCAATACGGGCGCACCTTTCCAAATAAAACTTTCAAAAAGGATAAAACCTCATCTTTCAGGCTCAAACAGTATATAAAATCGTGTCTATAGCCCCTATTAGCGTCCTCTATTATTTTATAACATTCAGATTCCAATTTCTGATAAGTCTCCAGATCATTATCTTCACTAAGAGGTAGAATTCTATTTTTAATCTTCTTATCAGTAAATTTCAGAGGATATCCTGCAGACGTGGATGTAGGTATTGAAGATCTGTTAGCTATCAAAGGGTTACCATACAGGGCCTCACGAAAAGGCACCAAATCCTCAGTAAAATAATCCTCACCAGGACTCAACGTCAATTTAAGATCCACAGTGGCCTCCTCTAAAACATTCTCATCATAATTGAGAGGTCTATGGTAATATTTACTTAAAGCTACTTTAAGAGGATCGATATCATCATGTACATAACACTTAGCTGGTTGCTTGGGAGGAACTGGAAAATCCGTCCTAGCTAAAGGTGATCTTACGATTCTACTCGTCGCATAAGGAGTATGAACGAATTCGGCCTTCCCGATCTTCTTAATTAGAGATAGAGATCCATTCTGTAAGACAGCACCATCTTCTTCAGAATTAGAGTGCAAAACTTCCTGGAGTTCACTAATCATTTGCTGCGTCACAATACCTGCGTAGGCATTTCTAACAGAATAAGACCTAGCCGTACCTGCTACATGTATGCCTACTATCCTACGAGACTGCAAACGTGTATCCCTAACATAAAGTGGAACACCGCAATCTCCTTGTACAGAATCTGCAATGTAATGTATACCTCTAGACATTTTTAAGACCTTAAAATCTAACTTATCTAATCTCGCTTCAGATAGAAATGCTCTCTTCCCTTGTGAGTTGAGATATACCATTACCGATAAGCCTGAAGATAACATACACTGCACATCTTCATCAGTGACAAAATTCTTAAGTATATCTTTCTTCTTGAAAGCCAATGGAGGTACGTCAACCATTAGCAGGTGTTCCCCATTGTCATTTAAAACCGCCATATTGGCGAAGAAAGTATCGCCACTAAGTTCTCGAAAGAACTCTCCTTTACTAATTATGACCTGTAACTCACCATAAGCTTCAACTCCCTCCTTATATTTATCGAGAAAGTGTAACGGCATTAAAATATCCGAGCTATTAATGAATATTACAGACCCCATATTGATTTCTACCTCATCATTTACAAAAGACAAATCAAAAACGTTTTTATTAAGAGACTGAGAAACGTTTATGGCATTTATATCACCTCCTTGAAGAGTGACTTTAGTAGCTTTAGAACGTCTAACAGCTTCTTTAGTTTTAGGTTTATTAACTTTAGCAGCCATGTAATTGCCCTGTTGTTCCACTTCTGGACCAAACATGGAAATCAAACCTGCTAGTGTTGCCTTAAAAGAAGGCCATAAAGAATAGCTCACTCCTGCAACTACTAATCCCAGCACCAGTTTTTGAGCTAGTGTGTTTCCGGTGATTTTGCAGCAGTGTTGAGTAACTGCCTCCTTCCAAGTCTTTATTTTTATTTGTACTTTTTCCAGAGGAGCGAGATTGCTGTTATAGTATTCCATGAGAGCTTTATACCCTCCTTCCCGGAACGCCAAATAGCATGTTGATGGATCTCGTAAACCACC